TTCTTATGAAATCAGCTTTGACTTTAGCTTCCTCGATACGGATGGTTTCTTGGCGTTGCCATTCCATCATTGCTCTCTTGAAATACTGCTCTTTAAAGACCTGAGATTCTCTTATCTGTCTCTTACGCTCTAGGTCCTTTTGCTGTGCTACTGCTGCAGCGTCCTTCTGCACATCGACAATACTCTTAGTAATGGACTTACTAGCCTCACGACTAGCATCCATGCTACTGGTTACAGACTTTGCTCCTTCGATAAACCCAAATTGGTCTGACATATAATCATATTCTTATTCGGTGACTACTTCGTCCCAGTTAATGCGTGATGGTGTTTGAGTTGTTACTGGTGCTACTGTTGTAGATTGTGGTGATCCGAAAATAGCGTTTACTTCATTGATGTATTCGCTATCAATAATACCGGCTTCATTAAATCTATCAGCTAACTTAGCAGCAGCGGCTCCTGCAAACCGAGGATTATTTTGTGCTTTAGCTAAATCAGCTAAGGCAGAAACTGCTTGTGGATTGGTAGATGCTTTAGCAATTAATCTTGGAGTTAGAATAAATGTTCCAGCACTTAGAAGTGTTTCAGGAAGATTCTCCGCTAAACGATCTCTCATATCTGTCGGAAGTGCAAAATAACCTACAGCACCGACAGTGGCTTGTCCGCCCGTAATAACAGCTTTGTTGCGTAAATACGAAGCCATGCCACTGCGTGTGCTTTCTAATCCAATATCAGCAGCATTCAATATCTCTTTTAAATCATTTGCTTGAGATTTAAACAGCTTATAAAATGCTCGTTTTGTTTCTGGATCTTCATTTAACTTAGTTGCAAACGATTTTATCTTATCTGGTGTCGACAGAGCTTGTTCCATGAATCCATATTTAAAATCATTCATAATTTGAGCCGCGTTCTTACCTTGTGAAGACGCATACTTATCAGCAGTTACAATAGCCTTAAACAAATCTGTAGACTTTTCTGTTTCAGATAAATCAAAGATATATTTACCTACTTTTGATGGCGCTTCTTTCATTGCTGTACTAATTGTTTCTCCAAATAACGCCTCTGTTCCTTCACGATAAGCAGCTTGAGTATTACGATAATCGTTAATTAGTTTATTAGTATAGGGACTGTTTGCTAAATCTTTCCTTTTGTAAGAAAAAGCAGAATCCATTGCAGAATTAATACCTTGTTCTGCTTTGGTATAGGCTGCTGATAACGCCGTTGCTTTACCTTCCGCAGATACTTTGTCTCTTGCTGCAGCACCAAAGTTGCTTCTTAGATCATGAGCAACACCGAAATCAACCATGTCATCCTGCTTGAGAATATCTTCTAAAACAGTACGTCGTTCTGCTCCTGCACCGGCAAACTTACTCTTAGCCAGAAAATCAAGTTCTTTCTGTGCTTGACGCTTTAGCGGTTTTAAATCGACAAAGGCATTTAAGTCAGTTGTGAGATTCTGGTAAAAAGGACGATAAGTTTCTTTAAATGATTCACGAGCAGTATTAATCAAATTCTGAAAGTTCTCACCAGCGGCACGATTTAACGGCTCATCTGCTCGTAATGCTTGTTTAAATGGTTCAGAAGTATCTAAAGTAGTCTTTAATTCCTCTACACCTTTACTGAGTACTTTTGCAACATTTTCCTGTTGTTGACGAAATACACCTGCCCCTGTTCCGCCTTTAGATATTTCCTCAAAGAACTGATCAAGAGTACCGCCAGTCAATTGAGAACGAGTTAAAGTAGCACCACGATCAGCTAAGAACTTCTGTGCTGCAATTCTTGAGTCGCCAAATGATGTCTCTTTAGAAATACCAAACTTATCTAAGGCATCTTTACCAATACGATATGTTTTGGCTCCTAATGCAAATACTAAATTACCGCCTACATCCCACGCAGCATTCTCAGCTAAAGCACCAAAAGCTCGTTGGGCTGTCATTTGATTTGTTAATGCCGATTCTGCTCCTAAGCCTACAGCAGTACCGACTGTAGACCCAGCAAGCGACGGAACAAATTGACGACCTATAGCGCTTCCAAAAAGTCTACCTTCAGCAGCTCCGACTGGATTACGAGTAAGCATTGCTCCGCCAACACCGCCTAGCATTCCAAAAATCTCAGGTAGTGGGCTTGTGCTAGTAGGGGCAACGCCTCCTTCTGGAGTAGCGGTATACTGAATATCTGACGGAGGACCGCCTTCTTCTAGTACAGATTTATCCCAATCAATTTTAGCCATTATTGTAATCCTAGTTCTTGTTCAACTTTCTTAGCAAAATCAGCCTGTGCTTTAGTAATCTTCTTACCATTACGAACATCTGTTTTTAAGGCATTATAGGTTCTTAAATCTTGATAAATAGAATCCTGCTGTAAGGCAATGTTAAATCCTTGTAAAGTTCCTAATTTATCTGCCTTCTGATATTCATCAGCTCTCTTAACCAAGGCACGATTAACAGAAATATCCTCTTTCAATAGAGTTAATAAGCGTTTAATTGTTGCTGGTTCTTGTAACGCTTCTGGTTTAGTTTGCTGTAAAAAAGCCAATTCTTTTGCAGCTAATGATCCCGGTAATTGCTTAACTGCTGGCAATACCAAGTTATTGGTTAGAGCTTGTAATATTTCAGTATTACTTGCTTTATCTGAAATCGGAATACCTAGAGCAGAGATAGTCTTACTTGCTGTCTTTGAGAAATTAGCAAACTGTCCAGTAAATGTATTAGGCAAAATACGCTCAATTTCGTCAATATCACGACTAACTTTAGAACTTGTTTTAAGAGCATCTTGCGCTTTGCTGATTTGATCAGTAACATCTTTTGCAGATGCCTTAGCAGATTCTTTAGCAAATAAATCTCCAAGACTACCAAGATTGACTTCAGTCTTTGCTGTTTTACCTTGCAATGAGCCATAATACGGAACTCGTTGACCGCCTTCAGCAAGAACATATTGCTCATCGCCTGATTGATAGACTTGACGACCATCAGGAGTTTGTCCCACTTGTTTAATCTTTTCTGCTGTAGCAGTAGTGATGTTTTTAATTGCTTTAGTTTGCAATTCAGCTTGTTTTAATCCGGTTGTTACAATCTCATCAGCTCTACGAACTGCCTGTTGAGCGACATCGGGGGCAAACTGTGCTACTGCTTGAGCAAACTGACGAAGACCATCAGAACTTGTCATATCAAACTGTGATGATAGTTCACGCACCTTAGTAGCTTTATTAAGCTGCTCATCTCCACCAAGAAGCTGAGTAGCAGCACGACCAAGCCCAGCACTACCTTGATAGATTGACAGATTAGCCCGTTGTAGCGGATCTAACTGAGCAAACCTAAATGCGTTAGCAAAATCAGTAGCAGCTCGTTGCTGTTGCAACGCAGCAGGATCTATTCCAAATAAGTTGTTTACGATGTCAGCCATCTTAATCTCTCCAAGTTAAACTACCTTCGCTGCCACCAGCGCCACCAAAACCGCCTCCGCCTCTACTACCAAATAAATTACTAAAGCTACCAAACCCACCACCGCCACTCATTGAACTACCTAAACCGCTTAATGCAGTTCCTAATGGGCTGTAACCTTGATATTGTGAGTAAGCTCGTGCCGCAGCTTCTTGTGGTTGTAAATACAACTGACCTGCTCTTGCGCCAGCTCCTGCTTGTGCATTAGCCAGATCAATACTCATCTGATATGGGTTTTGTCCTAGCGATTCAATGCTCTTAGCTAAGTTAAGTTGTGTCTCGATTGGTAAGAATGAACTACTAAACAATGATGGAATGCCTGAAGCAAGTTTACCGCCAGCACCGTAGAGTTCTCCACCGAAACGAATACGATTCATGGCTTCTGTATCTGCTTCTGCAGCCAGTGCTTTATCTTGTTGGAAGATAGAATTGTAGTATGCTTGTAATGCAGGATTCGCTGGCGCTCCGCCTGTGCCTGTCTGGACACCTAGACCACCACGACCAGTAGCAAAGTTACGAGCCTGTAGGCGACCAAACTCAGCAGCACGGCTAGGCTGTAGTAAACTTTGCCTATCTGATATATATTTAGCTGCAACCTCTTGTGGATTTGCACCTAAATAGTTACCACCTAAGTTAAATAACGAGGCTGCTCCGCCATAAATAGGTTCTGTTAGATTCTGCAGACGAGTAGGATCGTATCCTTGTGTTGGTTCATAACTAGTCTGTGCTGTCAGAGGAACTTCAATGCGATCACCGGAAGGACCATAAGCATATGTATAACCTTCTTGTGGCATAACCGCAGTTCTAGGACCACCAGTAGTGTCAGTTAAACTATATCCTTCTGGAACTTGTGGAACTTGACTTGTAATCGCACGAGGCGCTCCTGTAGCTCCAGTAATAAAACGATTACGAAGAGCTTCTAGTTGCGGATCTAGTGTATATCCAGCTTCTTCGACTTGTCCTAGTTCATTTACTCGGAAGTTAGAAGTTCCGAAGCCAGTTCTCAATCCAATAGGACGAAACTGTGCCATGTTGGAAGAACGCAGACCTGCAGCTCGGAGAGACTCTGCTTGCTGTCTAGCAGCATCTGCACCTTTGCTTCCGGAAATTAATCCGCCACCAATCGATAAGACTGGACCTGCGATTGCACTAACGACGCTACCCATTATTTGCTCCTACTGTAGATGTCATACATTTGTTTATCATTACCTAAAAAGGGTTGTTCATATTTAAAACCAATTACTTTGCCAAATTTACTCAGTTTCTTATCTCGTTGATTTACCATTGCAACTAAAGGACTGTTTATTAAATACTGCAATAAGTTTAAATCTTCTAAATACTTTGTCTTTACTACCGGTGTCCACTTATTAACATCTGTGTGAAACCACAACATTCCTTCAAAGAACTCTAAGTACATTATGTAGTCGTTTCTAATAACGACAGGTACCTTCATCTTAGGTCTTCATGATGTACGCTAATGCGTAGTATGGAGTCAAATTAGCATTTGTACCACTAGAACCTGTAGAAGCAATTGTTGTAGACACTGAAGGAGTTGCGTTAGCAGAACTTGTCAAACCAATATTAGCCGCACTTCCTGTAGACGCAGGGTCGTAGTTATAGTCACTGCCAAATGAACCTCTTCGTGCCATTGTATTGCTGGAACTTAATGAACCTTCGTTTCCTGCTTCAACATTATTTGCAATAAAGTGTTGATGTGATCCACCGCTTGCTGAACTGGTAGCTGTGTGGTCATGGCTTACAACAATAGAATCTTTAGAGCCACCAGTTTGAGTATTACTTCCAGTAACTGTTGTATATGCTACTCCAGCAGTATCACTATGAGCGCCAATAACAAAACGATTACGAAGATCAGGAGTACTATTAGAACCGTTACAGAGAACCCATCCTGTAGGAATGGTAGCAATTGTACCAGACCACATCATAATCATGCCAGATGTAAAAGCTCCTGATAAAGCTGTCTGTACAAAAGCAGTAGTAGCTACCTGTGTTGTGTTTGTAGCAGCAGACGCAGTAGGAGCTGTAGGAGTTCCTGTTAAAGCAGGACTATTAGTGTCTGCCTTAGATGAAATAGCTGAAGCAATAGCAGTCAGCTCAGTATCAATCTCTGCGCCTTTAACAATCTTACCTGAGTTACCAGTAGGTAGACCATCTTTAGCTGTGAAGTTAGTTGCTTTTGTATAATTTGCCATGTTATGTCCTTAGACTAAAGTCTTTCCTTGCTTAATTGCTACGTCTATTTTCTGAATTGAAACTGGGTTTCCATTAATATCTGCTTCTAAGCCTAACTGCATCACAGTTCCTTGACCGCCAGCATTAACATTAAAACGATCTAAAACAATACCTGAAGTATATTCAGCAATGTTATATTCAGACGAACCGGGAATAGTATCTACAGTAGAGTTATTATATTCGTATACCGTAGCAGCATCTAGATTATATGTGGTAGCTTGGTAGCTTTCGGTATAATCAAAACCCCACTTAATAGCTACTGGTTGATTTGTACCACCAATTAATATCCAACCAATCTTCTTTAATAGTTTAAGATTTGTAGCAGCATCAAAGTCAAAGTAATTGGTATAATAAGCAAGACGATAACTAGAAGAATTATCAGCATAGCCAAAGTATTTGCCAATATATCCCGGTTTACCTAAATATAAATCCCTTGCTTGAGTAACAAAGAATGACTTAGGTTCTATGCTGTCCCAAATTGTAACTCTCATAGAACCATCTTGCAATGCAGCACGAGTATCAAAACAATATACAAACTTAGTTGTAGGAAGCGTTAATAAATAGATAGCATCTCTTTCATAGTAGACGCTTTTAATCTTAGTTAAATCTGTCTCAGATGCTACTGAAGTCATCAGCTCATCACGGACATTCTTAGAGATGTCTCGCATTGGCATGGACTTCTCTTGAATTACTCGCTGTAAGCTACGCACTCCTGAATCAGATAAGAACAGTACATCAGTTGCAATATTCTGTACTGAATCTCTAGCAATACAACCTACGTTATAGATAATCTCAACAAGAGTTAATGATCCTGTGTCTAACGGATTAGCATATATTGCTATATTCTTACGACCAAAGAATATGATAAATCCATTATGTGCTGCAGCAGCGACTACAGGATCTCCGTTAGGAAGAACTTCTTGTAGGTTAATATACCCAGCAGTTCCATTCTGAAAATCT